CACGTCAAGAATTAGCAGACTATTGTTTAAGAGCACTTGGTGCGCCAGTGCTTGAAATTAATATTGACGAAGATCAGATTGAAGATCGTATTGATGAAGCGATTCAGTTTTATCAAGAATATCATAGCGACGCGGTAGTTCGCACATTCATTAAACACCAAGTTACTGAAGCAGACTATACAAACAACTATATTACACTTCCAGATCAACTTATTAGTGTGCTTAGAGTCCTAAACCTAGCAACTGGCGATGCCGCTGATATGTTTAGTGTTAAATATCAGTTGTTTTTAAATGACCTTTATGGTCTTCGTAATCCAGAGTCACTTGTAAACTATGAGATGACAAAGCAGTATATGAATGCTATTGAGCTTGTGCTTACTGGTAATTCGCAACAAATTACGTTTACTCGTCATATGAATCGCTTGAGCATTCAAGACGACTGGAAAACACTCGTAAAGGTTGGTCAATACATCATTATTGAAGGCTATCAAACAATCGATCCAAATACCTATACTGACGTCTATAATGACATGTTACTTAAAAAGTATCTTACAGCATTGATGAAGCGTCAATGGGGAATCAACTTATTAAAATTCGAAGGCATGCAGCTGCCAGGTGGAGTGACTATAAATGGTCGTGCTATTTATGAAGACGCTCTTAATGATATTGAAAAGATTGAGACTGACTTTGATCTTAAATACCAAATGCCACCGGACTTTTTCATGGGTTAAATCAACATAGTTTATTATTATGCCTCGCAGTGTATATTTTAGTCAAACCTATAGATCTGAGCAAAATCTCCTTGAAGATTTGCTTATTGAGTCTATGCAAATTATGGGGCATGATGTCTATTATATACCTCGTAAGATTGTAAAGCATGACTTTATCTTAAATGAAGATGTAATTTCTAGCTTTGATAAATCATTTTCACTTGAAATGTATGTTGAAAGTGTCGATGGCTTTGAAGGAGATGGTGATCTTATGACCAAGTTTGGTCTTGAAATACGAGACCAAATTACACTCGTATGCAGTCGTAAACGTTGGAATGCACTTATAGGACGTCATGGTTATACCTATGATAGTGTTCGCCCTCGCGAAGGAGACTTGATATACGTACCACTCACTGGTGGGCTATTTGAGATTAAATTTGTTGAAGACAAAAATCCGTTTTTCCAACTTGGAGGCAGTGGTCGTAGTAAAGGCAATAATCCAACATTTAAACTTGTTTGCGAATTGTTTGAATATAGTGGTCAAGAAATTGACACTGGTGTTGCCGCAATTGATAATATTCAAGTTGCACATAGTCAAAGTTATCGTTCATATGTCGAATTTGATGATGAACTACACACTCTTGGAGAAACATTAACAATAACTCTGCCGTCTGGAGTCACAGGTGAGGCTGAAGCACTTCGATATACACGCACAGATGATGGCATAATACTCAGTGTCGGCACATTAACATTTGATGATGGCGAGTTTCATTCATTAACAGTTGGCACAACATTTACTGGTCAAACTTCTGGCACAACTTCAACAATAACTTCACTAATTGGATTAATGTCAGGCGATGAAGAGTTATTTGAAAACGATGCACTAACTCAAAACAGTTCATTTGATATACAAGGGAATAATTTTATTGACTTTAGTGAAAGCAACCCATTTGGAGACCCTATCTAATCGTTATGTTAAGCAACTCATATTATTATAATGCAAATCTTAAAAAGGTTGTGGCTGTGTTTGGCACACTTTTTAATAATATTTCTATTGCAAAAAAGGTTAATGGCAAGATGACTGGTGTGCAGCGTGTGCCAATTTCATACGGACCTCGACAAAAGTTTTTAACCCGGCTTGCAAATCAAAACAATGAAGCAAATGGTGACGTTGCAATACAATTGCCTCGTATGAGTTTTGAAATTACTTCAATTTCATATGACACTACAAGCAAATTAAATCGTCTTAATAGTACGTTGTATCCAATTACTGGTACAGAAAATAGTAAAACGAAAATATATCAGGCTACTCCTTATCGTATAGGCATGCAATTGAATATATTTGCTCATCATCAAGATGACGCGCTTCAAATTTTTGAACAGATTGTTCCGTACTTTACACCAGAATATAGCGTTGCGATAAAAGATCTTGAAGGTCCTGGATCAGTTACCGATGTTCCTTTTATACTAACTGGCACTACCCTTCAAGATGACTATGAAGGAGACTTTCAAAACAGTCGTCGTACTATAATTTACACACTCGATTTTGACATCAAATTTAAGTTTATTGGTGTGCAAGGCGGACTGGCTAAAATTATTAAACTTGTTGATGTTGATCTGTATGACACACCAATAACATCAAAAAATATTTCTATTGATGGAGTTCTTCCAGCTAACGGTGTTCTTCCAATTGATGGAGTTAGAACAGAACTCGGTGATCCAGAAAATGATACGCCAGAAGACTATACTGTAATTACTACATATGGTTTTAGTGATGATCCTTGACTATGAAAAAAGACAAAAATACAATATTGGCATCATTAGAAAAAAATATTGTGCCAGTACAGCATGAGGTTGCGCTTTCATCCGGGGCTCCAGTTGGTCCATCGAATGATGAGATAATACTTGATGCTGAAGAGGATTATAAGTTTGCTCGTGAACGCATAAAAAAACTTATTGACACAAGTGATGAGGCAATAAGTACGATGCATGCCCTTGCTTCTGATGCTGAGCATCCTCGTGCGTTTGAAGTACTTGCCGGAATGATAAAGACTGCTGCAGACATAAATGGTCAACTACTATCTTTGCAAAAAGAACGTAAAAAGATTGTTCAAGAAGTGGTTCCAAAGGGCAAAGAGTCCTCAAGTGGATCTACTACAAACAATGCAATTTTTGTTGGAACCACGACTGAACTTCAAAAGTTATTAAAAGGCTCACATGATGAAACACTTGATGTATAATGACTACTCCAGACTCATATAACGGCAATCCATATATAAAGAGAGATGGAGTACAGCAGCATTTTACTGCTCATGAAATAAGCGAGTATAAAAAATGTATGGCAAGTGTCTCATATTTTGCCGAGCATTATGTAAAGGTAATTAATCTTGACCGCGGGCTTGTAAACTTTAAGTTGCGTGGCTATCAAGAGCAGATGGTAGAACATTTTTCTGATAACCGGTTTTGTATTGTATTAGCATGTCGTCAAAGTGGTAAGTCTGTGACTAGCGTTGCATGGCTATTGCACTATGCGATATTTCATGCAGATAAAAAGATTGGAATTTTGGCAAATAAGGGAGCTACGGCTCGAGAGATGTTGTCTCGAATAACATTGATGCTAGAAAATTTACCATTTTTCTTACAACCAGGGTGTAAAATCTTAAATAAAGGAAACATAAAATTTAGTAACAACTCTGAAATTATTGCTGCGGCTACAAGCGGATCGAGTATTCGCGGTCTAAGTATGAATGTTATTTTTCTTGATGAGTTTGCATTTGTGCATAATGCAAATGAATTTTATACAAGTACCTATCCAGTTATTTCATCCGGCAAAGACACAAAGGTTATAATTACAAGCACACCTAATGGAATAGGCAATATGTTTTATAAACTGTGGGAAGGTGCAATACAAGGAGCGAATGAATTTAAACCGTTTACAATTAAGTGGAATGATGTGCCTGGACGCGACGAAGAATGGAAACGTCAGACCATAGCAAATAGCAGTGAACTTCAATTTCGTCAAGAATTTGAAGTCAACTTTATTGGCAGCTCGCAAACATTGATTAACTCTGAGGTGTTGTTGGGTCTACAGGCTAGGACTCCGTTAAAGACTCAATATGGCATTCAGTATTATGTTGAACCCGTTGAAGGGCATGACTATATTATAACTGTAGACGTCAGTAAAGGACGAGGACAAGATTACAGTACATTTACAGTATTTGATATAACTGGAGAAGGTCAGTCATTTGTTCAAGTTTGCACTTATCGAGATAATTTGATATCTCCGCTTATGTTTCCAGAGTTGATAGTTCGTGCTGCAAAAATATATAATGGAGCTCTTGTAATCATTGAAAATAATGACGCTGGTCAGGTAGTGTGTAATTCAGTATATCATGACTACGAATATGACAATACGTTCGTTCAAAGTTCTGTAAAGAGCAGCGGTATCGGAGTTACTATGACAAAACGTGTAAAACGAATTGGATGCAGCAACCTTAAAGATCTTATAGAAGGTGGAAAATTGCAGATATACGATGCAGATGCGATAAGTGAACTTAGTAGCTTTGAGCCAAAGGGAGAAAGCTATTCTGCACGTGGCAATACTCATGATGATATGGTCATGAATCTCGTGCTTTTTGCATGGTTTGTAAGTACTGATGCATTCGGAGGCATGAGCGCTATAGAGCTAAAAGACCTCTTGTATAGTGAAAAACTAAAAGAGATGGAAGAAGATGCCTTGCCATTTCCAATATTGACGAATAATAACGCATCTGAAAATAGCAGCGTTCGACATTATGAAACGCAACTACGTGATCTTCAAGAGTGGAATATGCTGTAAAAGTAGCTTTTTATAAATACGTTTAGATTGAAATTTTCTTATTATGCAACAACTTATAATTAAACACAACTGAAGAAAGGTAAAATAAATATATGGCATATTTACAAAGCGTAGGGGTGCAAGTCACTGAAACAGACTTGACACCAGTAACACAGCCAACATCAGCCTCTATTGGCTTGTTTGTTGGTCACTTTAATTGGGGTCCAGCTGCTAATATAGTAAATGTTGACTCAGAAACCACATTAGGAAGAATATTTGGTGCTCCAAAGAAAACAGCAGATATCAATGCTCCGTCATTCTTAACAGCAGAAAGTTTCCTTAAATACGGAAATTCTTTAAAGGTAGTTAGAGCAGTAGACGTCGATACAGCGAGAAATTCAAAGGCAATATTTACCTCTGATGTATCAGACTATTCTTCTAGCGAAACTAATCTAACAATTTACACACACGAAGGTGATTTCGAATTGCGTTCAACTGATTCATCATATGATAATGACGGTGGTTTCTATGCTCGTTATCCTGGAGTTCTTGGCAATTCATTGGCTATTAGCGTATTTCATGCCGACAATGCTTCCGATGTAGATAACGTAGATGAAATTAGAACCACATTTACATATTCTCCAACTAATACTATTTGGAACGAACAGCAAGGAGATAATGGAATACCATTATATGAAAATGACGAAATTCATATTGCAGTATATGATAAAAATGGGCTATTTACTGGAGTAAAAGGTACAATTCTCGAAGTATGGCAAGGACTATCTTTAGCTAAAGAAGCTCGTACAACAGCAAATGTTTCAAACTATTTTGCAGATATAATTAATCGTAGTTCTGCATATATCTATGCTGTAAATGAAACCGAAATTTTTGACTTTAATGCAGACACGTTTTCGCTTAAAGCGCCATTAGCATCAGTACTCACTAAAGATCTAGGTAAATATTCATTTATATTGGGCAGTGACGGTTCAACAAATGCGTCCGATCGTATTTCTGATATTGTCAACGTATTGGATCCTAATGTTAATACTCCTGTACAATTAAGTGATGTCGACAATATTGATTTTAACTTGGTATTTGCAGAGGCAGTAGAAGGAGACGCTGATGCATTAGTTAATGTGGCAATATCTGATTTAGTAAATGAACGTAAAGATTGTATTGGATTCCTATCTGCTCCATTATCTCTTTGGAGAAATTCCAGTGACGATCTCAAAAAAGATGCGTTATTACTTTATAAGGATCAAATTTCAAATCCAACTAGCTATGTAGTATTTGATAGTTCACCTGTTTATGTATATAATAAATATGCAGACCGTTTTGAATGGATTCCTACATGTGGTCACATGGCTGGTCTTTGTGCATATACTGATGAAGTAAATGATCCATGGTTTTCACCAGCTGGCTTAAATAGAGGTCAACTTCGTGGTATCACCAAGATTGCTTATAATCCAAAACAGATTGATCGTGATGAGTTGTATAATAATAATATCAACCCTATCGTAAACATGCCAGGAAACGGCATCGTATTATGGGGAGATAAAACTGGACAAAAGAAAGCATCTGCATTCGATCGCATTAATGTTCGTCGTTTGTTTATTGTTCTTCAACGTACATGTAGAGAAGCCGCTAAGTTCCAATTATTCGAGCTTAACGATGAATTTACACGCAACGCGTTTATCAATATAGTTGAACCGTACTTACGTGATGTTAAAGGTCGTCGTGGTATTACAGAATTTAAAATTGTATGTAATGAAAAGAATAATACTCCACAAGTTATTGATAGTAATCAATTTGTGGCTGATATCTACATCAAACCAGCTCGTTCGATTAACTATATAACTCTAAACTTTATTGCAACTCGTACTGGTGTTTCATTTACTGAAATTGGAGCATAATAATTCATATAAATACTAATACATAGAAAAAATACAATGAGTAATTTAACAAACTTTAAAAGTAATTTTAGTGGTGGTGGTGCTCGCCCAAATTTATTTCAGGTGACTATCGACTTTCCAAGTGGTGTGTCAGATGGCGCAAATGCTGGTCGTCAGACGAATTTCCTCGTAAAAGCTGCTAGTATACCAGCAAGTGTTCTTGGAACTGTTGAAGTTCCATATCGTGGTCGTAAATTAAAGGTAGCTGGTGATCGTACATTCGAACCATGGACAATCACCGTAATTAATGATACTGATATGAAAATTCGTAAAGCATTTGAAGAATGGATGAATATAGTTAATCGTCATAGTTCAAATACAAGTAATTTACCACAGGGCGCATTATCATACTTCAAAAATGTTTCAGTTGACCAACTTGGAAGATCAAGTTTGACAAATTCATTAGCAAAATATACATTCGTCGATGCATATCCAACTAATATTAGTGCAATCGATCTCAACTATGAGACTAATGACACAGTAGAAGAATTTACTGTTGAATTAAATTATCAATACTGGATAAGCGGTGCTGTTACGTCCTAATTGATATTATTTTTGTTATAAATACTATATTATGAAGCTATTTGGCTATGAAATATCAAAAGTAGTTGATAAGAAGAATTCTTCGGAAACCTCAACAGTGCCGTCATTCTCAGCCCCGATTGAGAATGACGGCACCTCTATTTTAACTGCTAGCAACGCAGCTGGCTATTATGGACAGATACTTGACATTGATGGTGCATCGTTAACTAATGAAAAAGATGTCATATTAAAATGTCGTAGTGCTGCTACTCAACCAGAGTGCGATACTGCAATTTCAGATATCGTAAATGCATCAGTTGTGTCTGATTCGGATGGCACTCCCATAAATCTAGTGTTGGATAAACTAGATCAACCAGATAATATCAAGAAAAAAATACGCGAAGAGTTTAATGCAATATTAAAGTTATTGTCATTCAACTATAATGGCTATGATATCTTTCGTCGTTGGTATATTGATGGTAAGTTGTATTATCATCTAATGATTGATACTAAAAAGCCAAAAGAAGGCATCAAGGAAATTCGTTCTATTGATCCTCTTAAAATCAAAAAGATTAAAGAGATTACAAACAAGATTGACAAAGTCACTGGTGTAAAAACTGCTGAGGTTACTAGTGAATATTTCTTGTATTCTGAAGACTTTTCTAATACTTCTGGCAGTGGTGGCATAAAAATTGATCCAAATACAGTCGTCTATGTTCCTTCTGGAATACTTGATGAGAGTGGTAAGATTGCGATATCTTACTTACATAAGAGTGTAAAGCTCGTAAATCAACTTCGCATGATGGAAGACGCTCTTGTCATCTATCGTATCTCTCGTGCACCTGAACGTCGTATCTTTTATATCGATATTGGTAACTTGCCAAAAGGTAAAGCTGAGGAGTATGTCCAAGGCATCATGGCAAAATATCGTAACAAACTTATCTATGATGCAAATACTGGTGAGATTCGAGACGATCGTAAGAGCATGAGTATGCTCGAAGACTTTTGGTTGCCTCGTCGTGAAGGTGGTCGTGGAACAGAAATTACTACACTTCCAGGAGGTGACAATCTTAGTCAAATTGAAGACGTAATCTTTTTCCAAAAGAAACTTTATCGTTCATTAAACATTCCAGTCAATCGACTCGAAGGAGAGACTGCATTTAATATGGGTCGCGTAAGCGAAATATCACGAGAAGAGGTAAAATTCCAAAAGTTTATCAACCGACTTCGTAAAAAGTTTTCCGTACTCTTTATCGATATATTGCGCATGCAATTGTTATTGAAGGGTATTATAACTCCAGATGATTGGACAGAGATTAAAGAAAACATCTCTATCGACTATATCGAAGACAACTTTTTCAGCGAGTTAAAAGATTTTGAAATTATGAAAGAGCGTGTGTCGATGCTTGACACAGTTTCAAGTCATATCGGCAAATATTACAGTGAAAAATGGGTTCGTAGTAATATTCTCAATCAGTCTGATGAAGAAATTGAAAAGATGGATGAAGAGATTGCAGCGGAAAAACCAGCAGAAGAGTCAACGGATGCTGAAACGCCGCCTGAGGGTGAAGCGTCAGACGATCAGTTTGGCGAAGTTGAAATGTGAAAATGTATAAATAGTTAAAGTATGGAAAAAACAAAAGAATTTATTGACAGCCTAATGAATGGTCAAAAAGAGACCTCAGATTCATTATTCTCTGGCATGATACGTGATAAAGTTCGTACAGTGCTAGAAATTAAAAAGGTAGAACTTTCCTCTAGCATCTATAACGATGCAGTAGAGCAAGTTAAAATATAAATTTTTATAAATAAATACATACCAGTCTAATGAAGTTAATTACTGAACATTCAGAAGATTTAAGATATATCTCAGAAGCTGCCGATAATGGTGAAAAGAAATTCATCATTGACGGTATTTTTATGCAAGCTGAGCAGGTGAATCGTAATCGCCGCATATATCCAAAAACAGTTTTAGAAAAAGCCGTACGTAAATACGTCTCGGAATATGTTAATAAAGGACGAGCTGTAGGTGAACTTAATCACCCAGAAGGTCCTACTATTAACCTTGATAAAGTTTCACATCGCATTACCGAACTACAATGGAACGGCAATGATGTTGTTGGAAAGGCGCTTATACTTGACACACCGATGGGTAAAATTGTGAAAGGACTTTTAGAAGGTGGTTGTCAACTAGGCGTCTCTAGTCGTGGTATGGGAACCGTTGCGAGTAAAAACGGCCAATCCTTTGTTAATGACGACTTTGTGTTGTCAACAGTTGATATTGTTCAAGACCCAAGTGCTCCATCTGCTTTTGTAAATGGAATTATGGAAGGTGTTGAATGGATCTGGGATAATGGTTTGCTAAAGGCGCAACAGCTTGAAAAGTATGAGACAGAAATCAAAAAGGCCTCTTCTGCAAAACTTGCCGAAGCACAAACAAAAATCTGGACTGATTTCCTCTCCAAACTCTAAACAATAGAAAAAAGTAATATATGGAAAATACACAAATTGAAAACACAGAAGATGTCGTCATTGAAGACATCAACGAAGAAACATTACTTTCTCTTGACGAAACCTTAGAGCTTGATCAGGAACAAACTGAGATTGCAGAAGGCAAGTGTAAGAAAGAGGGAGAAGACATGGAAGATGAAGAAGAGTCTGATGAAGACGAAAAAGATGATGAAGAAGAGTGTGAAGATGACGAAGAAGAAATGACTGAAGGTTCACTTGATAACATGTCACTTGAACAACTTTGGGATAAGCATGAAGAATATTCATACTATGCCGATCAAGGTTATGGTCACGGTGTAGGTTCAATCAAAAATGGAAAAGCTGCTGCAGACGCAATCTTTAAATTTGTTAAATCAAAATTCGGTGCTAAAGTAGCAGATGACATGGAAGATGCATCTCAAGCATATGTGTCCGATCAGGAGTATGATGGTACTTCTGAATCAAAAAATAAAAGAAAGTCAATTCGTAAGAAACATGGTCTTAATGAAGCTAAAAAGATGACTGAAGCTGAAGTAAGCTCTGATGAAGAGTTTACTTCATATGCTAAGGGTATTCTTAAGGCTGCTCATGGAGACAACTATGATGAAGCCAAGGCAATGGCCGCAATCGAAGGCATCCTTAAAAAGGCTGATGGAGATTATGGTTCAGCAATTGGTATGATCACAAGTGGACTTGGTGAAGAAGAGATTGAAGACGAAAAAGAAGTTGAGATGAAAGAAGCAGAAGAAACTCAAAAGAACTTAACCGTTCGCATTGAAATTGATCCATTAGATGATGTCGATCCTGATGATTTTGCAGACTATGTTAAAGCCAGAGCAAAAGAAGGTGTTAAAGCTGCTAATCAAGGAAGCTATATTTCTCTATCTGGTCCGTTTAACAACGTTCGTAGTGCAGTTATTGCACATTACGACAGCGCAGCTGAAGCTGAAAAATATCATCCACAAATCAAGAAAAAGGACATGAAAGAAGCAGAACAGGCTAAAGTTCAACCAACCATTACTGTTAAGTATATGCAAACATCATATACAAAGGATGGCGATGCTTGGAAAAAATATGTAGCGAATAAGCAAAAACAAGGCATCAGGGCAACATTTCAAGGAGAAGACGAATTTAGTTTGACTGGTCCATTTAATAAGGTTCGCGCAGCAGTTATTAGTCACTATTATGGTGATAAAGAAGAGGCTGAAGATCTTCATCCAGAAATCAAGAAAAAGGACATGAAAGAAGAAACTGAAGAAGTTATTGAAGAAAACACAATCTCAATTGATACATCTGACATTACTCGTCTCGTTGAAAGTGAAACAGGATTGACTGAAGAGTTTAAAGAAAAAG